GTGTTGGAACAGGTGGTTGTTTATCACTTCCATCTATTACAGGTCTTAATTTACTATCCCCACCATAGTTTCTTACTGACTCATATGTCCCATCAATAATATCTATAAGATTAGTTTTACCAATATACATTACAGTTTCATAACCAGCATCAGTAATTGTTGGATAGTAAAAACTTAAACCATCAGAATTAAGAACTAAATTACCAACAACAATTGTATCACTTGTTATTGAGTCGTGGTTATTACCAATAATGAACGCATTCCTTGTGTCCGAATTTACTGAGTTTCCCTCTCCAAGTACAAATACATTTTCAGCCGTAGAATCTACATAGTTATCACTACCTTGAACTATTACAGTATTGGAATTAATAATATTTTGATTCTTAGTAAGTGGGAATGGTCTTTCTGTATATATTCCACCTGATTGTGCTTGAAATTGAGGTGCAACACCACTTGATCCAAATGGAATCATTCCTGTTTGATCTCCCCAAGGCTTATTAGGATCATTTATAATTGGTTTTTTTGCCTGACAATAACCATTTGTCCAATAACCACCCCATTGATCACAACAATCTTCCGTTATTATGTTTCCTGATGGGGATACAAATATCCAACCAACCTTAGTTTTCTTAATTACAATATCAGTTGGACAATCTATTTGTGATCCTGCAACCTGTTTATTATCATTATAGAAAATATCTATGTCATTTAATTTATATAAAATAACTTTTGTGGTCTTATCAATTGCATTAGGGTTGTAATCAACAATTGTATTGACCCTCCAATATGCATTATCAATAAAGATTATATCTCTAAAATCAAATTGATTTAAATCACTTGGGGTAAGATGGAAATACGCTTCTAATAGTTTGGCATTAACATCAGTGATATCGTTTAATGTAGCTAAGTAAAATTGATTTACAAGGTTATTATCGGGGCAACATAATGATGTATTGTAATATAATGTATTTGAATTATTCCATTCCAAAGTATACTCAGGATCTAATGGATCATCATACATACCAGCATATACATATTTTGTTTGTATACTTTGAGTTCCACCTGGAGCATTTCTATAAGTTATTGGTGACGTTGTGGTAAGTTTTTTTGAAAATAGAATACGGGGTTTTTGTTTTAATGGTTTTAAATTACTATTTGTATCTATATCACAAAAGAATGGTGCAATATATGGTGTAATATAATTACTAGTTACAGGTGTTGGAGCAAAATCTAATTTAATTTCCTTATCTGTTGTTGAAAACTCATTTAAGAAATCAATTCTAGCATCACCATAAACTCTTCCTGATTGTTGTTCGTATGATTTATTATAAAAATCATTATCTTCATCATAAGTAAAATAATAACTTTTAACATCTAACTCACTCATTGGAGTTTGAATAACATCTTGATCATAATCTAATTTCAATGTCCAATCCTTAACCAATTGTTTTGTTTCAAAGTATTGATCTCTCGGTTCAATTATTAAATTATTAGGAATATTTGGATCATCACTTACAACTAAATTAAACATCTTTACAATATTGATGAAAAAATCTCTCATCTTTATTATTGGTAATATTGGTGATAAATAAATTAGAGCATTAACATTATAATTTACGTTAGTTGCTGGTTTAACCTCTAATCTATTAACTGATCCACTATTTGTTGTTGGTTTCATAACTGCCGCAACTAATACTTGATCCGTATTTGATGCCCAAGAAACTGATGTAGGATATAATAACTCATATTTTATCCTAATTTTATCACCAGCATTTAACCATACTGAACCAACATTCATATCCATAAGATATTCAGCATCTGATAACCACCAACCTGGCATATAACCTGTTGCAGGAACAGTTGTATTTCCATATGCACTTCTACCTGTTGAGTTTGCAAGTGGTGGTGTTATTGATAATGTGTTTGTTGAAACTATATCTGTTTGTGAACCATTAGCAGCAACTTTAACTATAGTAGCTTTATATGATAAAGTACCTGAATTATATCTAAATGAAGATCCTCCTTGATGTCGGTAATACATTTGAAATGATGATTTAACATCAACCGAATAATAACCAGCAACAGATGCGGTATATTCACACACTTGTGGTTGAGCGTTTGTATAAAATTTCCATTCATTTGATGGATCTTGTAATACTATTTGATTAAATACACCTGATTCTAAACTATATGGAACATACCAATACCCATTATTAGAATTACGATACCAAGTATTAGATTTGCTCAACATAGGACTTATTGCAGTACACAAATCTAATAATATTTGAGGACTCACAGGTGATCCAAACCAATAACTTTGTAATCCATTATCTAATGCAGATAACATAGTAAATGCATTATAGTATGCTTGTAGCGCAATTCTTACGGTTCTGTCGTTGATAGATTCACTATCATAAGTTGGTGTCTCAGTAGGTATTATTAACGCTTTGAAATAATCTGAATTAAAAAATTGTGATTCATAAGTATATCCTGCCCATTTAAACATTTTATCCATAATGGTTTTAACATATACACCAGGGTTTAAATCAAATGCATTAAATACCCTATTAGCAACAGAGTTATTACCTGTTACAGTTAAAGGGTAGATATAACCAACACCAGGTGATTCTTGAGTTAGAACATTATTAACAAATATTTTATTATCAAATGAATTTATAATGTTATTAACATTACGATAATGACTAAACTCATCAAAGTTTAATTGATCAATATAGTAATCTGAAAATGCCCCAATAATATTTTTGAATAAACCAGTAATAACAATCTCATATTCAACCATCTTTTGATTGGTAACAATATTTAAAAGTTGTAAATTACCATAGAATACCATCTCATCCCCAATTAGAATTTGTGTTGGTAATGATTTCTTTGGATTAAAATTAGTATCAGATATATCAATATTTATTTCAAATATATTTTGAAAGAAATCATTATTATTTGGGGTACCAGGAATTAATATTGTTTTAGAGTAAGATGATTTCTTTGTTGAAATATCTTCAATATCATCTATCTGATAAGTTAAAGATATGTCAAAATTGTCGTATGTCTCAATCTGTCTACCCTGTGATATAATCTTAAATTGGTTAATTGCTGCCATTAAAATCTAAATTCATTGTTTGATACTCTCACATTAAAAGTATATGAGAATAATTGTTCGTTTATGTTCTTATAAATCTCAGTTTTTGGTTGATCTAAATGACAATTAAATAAACGATTGTCAGGGGTTTGAATATATACGGAAGGTGATTGTACCAAGTCATTGATTAAATACCTCTCAAACTCATATAACCACCCTGAATTTAAGGTTAAAGATTCTCTACTTCTTTCATAGAATACCTTTTCCCCAACTCCATAATCTTCATAATCAAATGTATTGTTTTCCCAATTACCTTCTTGTTGATAATAAGTTTTCTTCTCACTCTCAATATAATCACGACTCACATAAATGAAAGGGTAAGATATAAATGAACCATATTGATCCTTCCACATTAAGTGATAAATCTCATACATTGAACAATCATTATTCAATTTGAAACATATCTTATTACTTGATTGACTTAGAAAACCTGTAATATTGTATGTGTTTACGGTATAACTAACAATTTGATTAATATATGATGTAAATGTATTAGCATAATTGACATACGATGATCCACTAATTTGTGCTAATCCAATTGGGGAATAGAAATCTGAACTACCTGTTGGTTTTACTAGATATATACTACCTAAAAATGTACCCGCTGAATTATAAAATTGATAGTATACACCATCTGCATAGTTTGCACTATTCTGATGTGTTAATAAAAACCCTATTGTTGATGGTTCAATTCTATAACAGGTACTACCTGATAAGATAGTAGAAATATTATTTCCACTAAAGGATCTATTCTGAACAACATATGGGTCAAACGCATTTATCGTATAATCAGCTCTATTGATATGAGCATTATACACACAGAATAAATCATAATCTATGTATATATTAGGGAATTGTTGTAGTTGATTTCCACTAAATCTAATTGTCCCTGATATTGGAATTGAATTACCTGCAAATGCTAAGTTAGTTCCAATAATAAGTCCATATACAGGGTCTATAGTCAATGATGTAATAATTGCCGTGGTATTATATGATGGTTTTGGAACACCATAGATATAACCTGGTGTCGTTGACGTACTTTGGAATGTCTGATTTGAAGATAAACTTGTTGTAGTAACTACAGGTGTTGATCTAATACTTGTATATCCATTATAATATGGTATTGATGTTTGACCTGCAACTTGTATTGTTTGTCCTGCAGAGAATGAATGTTGTAGATTTGAACTATATCTTGCAAATCCTGTTCCATCATTGGTAATACCTGTATATCCCCAAGCAACTGCGTTCTGTGCAATCTGAATTACATCTCCAATTTGAAATGGTATACCCGTAAAACCTGTTATTGCTGAATTTTGAAATCCAACAGTCCCACCTGACATAAAGATATTATCCTCAAATTCAAATGTATATTGACCTTCATAACCCATTACCAATCCAAAACATTTTTTAGTGTCAGGACCATTATAAGTTAATGCATAGTTGTTTGTTTGTCCCGTTAAGTTTTGACTCACCAGATCCTTCATAACATTACTCATATCTAACTTACCATAACCATTTGGATCTGGAGTTAGTTTCCATTTATAGAATCTTGATGCACTTAATGGGTATAACACTGGTAATGTTGCAGGAAATAGATCAACTACTATTGAAGTTGATGATGGTATAAATAAAATATTATAATATCCCGTTAAATTATTGGAGTTAATTGTATCATCTAATAAGATCGTATCCCCAATACTGAATGAGTGTGCTCCTGATGTGGTTAATTCTGTATAAATATTTGATTGATATGTATATGGTACTGCTGCAGATACTGACATTGTGTCATATGTTGCATTGATGATATACTTATATTGTTGTATTTGATTATAGTTAGTGTCAAATACCTTTAATGGGATGGCGGAATACGCCGCCATATAAGTGTGTGGTATTGTAAGTGCTGAAAAACCCATAGAATATTTTTAATTAAATATTCCAAATAGACAAGTGTTTTTAACCCCCTTTATCAAACTTTATTTGAACCGCTTTATAGTTGTTTTCCAACATCTTCACAATGTTATTAACCATATTCTCCTCGTAACGTCTGTTCGCTTCTCTTGATGAGTTTATAATTCTAATTGTCTTATCAATTACATTGGTTGGTTTAATACCAAACTTATGAATATTCTTCTGTGCTCCATATGCTGCACCTTCAGGTAGACCTTTAACTCTTGCCCATCTAAGTAATGGACCAATTGGGGGGTATTGTGCCCCCGCTCGTCTACCCTTATCAACATACTTAAGATAATCCTCACTCAATAATTGAATCTGAATACCTTCAGCAGTTGGTTGTAACTTATAATTTATTGATCTAATTAACCTACCCGTTGCCACCTTTGGATATGATCTAAGACCAGGTCTTGATGGTACGGTATTATTCTTCAATAAGGTAACGAGGATCTTAACATAATCCTTACCAAATTGATTCGCTAACTTAGGATCAAAAAATGTTTGATTAGTCATTATCTAATAAACGTGTTAATACCTTAATTTGTCTTTCCAAATCTATTATCTTTAAATCCTTTTCAATTAAAGTTTGTTCCAATTCAGTTTGTACTGGTTGTGGTTCCAATTGTGACGTTTTAGTGTCATTGTGGATGGTTACCCCATCTCTTACTATTCTTATTCCCATATTTATTTTATTACTTTATTAACTTAATGATCCTCTTAAATTTCCACCACCACCAATGTTAAAACATCTCCAAGTTATACCATTTCCAAATGCAATAGTTTTATTTTGATTATATTGATTACCTGTTGCTATTGTTGGAGCAAATGTATTAACAACATTTATATGACCTGTAGTTGTTTCTGATGCATAAAAAGTAATATTTCGTGAGTTGGTAGCACCATCATTGAATATCCAAACTTTAACTTCTCTACCTTCAGTTAAATTGTTAATAAATATTGATCTATTAGCAGTAAAAGCAACAATCCAAGTAACCCTATCATATAATGAAGCATCTACTGTTAAATTACCATCTAATGTACTATTCAAATATGTATATGTTGCTGGTGATGTTCCTGAAGTTCCATTAGTTCCATTAACACCTGAAGTTCCGTTAGTCCCATTGGCACCACTTGTTCCATTTGTACCATTGATACCTGAAGTTCCATTGACCCCCGATGTCCCATTAGTTCCGTTAATACCTGATGTTCCGTTTGTACCATTAGTTCCGTTAATACCTGATGTTCCATTTGTACCATTTACCCCCGATGTTCCATTTGTTCCTGTCGCTCCATTTATTCCTGATGTTCCGTTTGTACCTGACACACCTGATGTTCCGTTAGTTCCTGATAAACCTGAAGTCCCGTTTGTACCATTTGATCCCGATGTTCCACTTGTCCCTGAAGGTGTTGTTACTACAATAAATAATATTGGGTCATTATTTGAAAAAGAGTGAGTAGATGTAACCAAACTTACTCCATAAGTCCAATATGTTGAATTATCCGTTTTACTTGTAATAGTCCAAGTTTGATAATTTAAATGACTTGATTCATCTTGAATAGTGATAACACTTCCAACTGAAAGATTACCTAAAAATAAATCAACATTAACATTACCTTGTTCTAATTCAGAAACATTAATACTAGTTGAAGCTGATTGAGTAACATTATTCCAAATAATATGTCCATTACCAGGATTACCTGATTGACTATTTGTTTTTGCTTGATAATTAAAAAATGAATTTGAAAGTCCATCTTGACCTGATGTTCCTGACGATCCATTAGTTCCGTTAGTCCCTGATATACCTGATGTTCCATTAGAACCTGATGTTCCATTTACACCACTTGTTCCGTTAGTCCCTGATATACCACTTGTACCATTAGATCCTGATGTTCCATTTACACCACTTGTTCCGTTAGTCCCTGATATACCACTTGTTCCATTAGATCCTGAAGTCCCTCGTGTCCCACTTGTACCATTAGTACCTGATATACCACTTGTACCATTAGTACCTGATATACCACTTGTTCCTGATGTCCCCCTTGTTCCACTTGTTCCATTAACACCTGATGTTCCTGATGATCCTGAACTACCATTATTTCCACTTATTCCTGATGTTCCATTTGTACCTGAATTACCTGATGTACCACTTGTACCTCTAGTTCCTGATGTTCCGTTAGTTCCTGATACACCTGATGTACCACTACTACCATTTGTTCCTGAAGTTCCGTTTGTTCCAACAGAAACAATACTAGACCAACTATAAGATACACCATCTAAAGTAAGAGTATCAATATCAATTTGAAGATTGTTTGATGCATCATTATTATCTACCATTCTTATGGTAGGGAAAGCATTATCATTAAGATATAATGTTCTATTATTTGTAAAGTTTGTTGATTGAATTGAAGCATTACCAATTCCACCATAATTACTTATACCATTTCCTTGATTAACAACTTGTTGTAAGTTTTGAGTACCACCACCTCCTGTAATTCCACTAACACTAATTGTATTACCATTAAGGGATGTTAAGGTTAATTCTGTTGTTCCACTATTATATGTCCCACCTGTATATGCATATTCTTGGAAATTATTACAATCTAATAATGTTTCACAAGTAAGTAATGTAGCGTATGTTGATTGATTTGGTTGAACGATAATTGTGGTTGGGGCTTCAGGTATAATACAATTGACTTGTCTTATTCTTAATACAAATCTTGCCACAATACCTGTCGCTTTGTCAGTTGTTTCATCTACCGCTGGATAGAATGATACGTCCTGTGATATCAATACACCATATTGTTGCCAATCATTTTGAATATGAACAATTAAATCCTGAACACATTGCAACATATCACTCAATATCTCCTGTGAATTGTCTGATGGGAAACCATTTGTATCCAAGTAGTTCTCTTGGATATTGATTTTATCCATAAACATAATGGAAAATGATATATCAGGTATGGCTGATTTATTATTTGATGCCGTAGCAATGTTATTATCTTCATTTAGAATCGTCCACATATAAGGGAAATTCATCTGACGTGATGTTCCAATATCATATGGTTCTCCAAATCCATAATCATTTAAGATATAGTGGTTCTCTTGGAAATTCTGAAACCAATCTATTAACTGATTAAGTGTTACTATACTTGTTATACTCATTATAGTGTGTTTTTATTTTTTAATTCTTCTTTATTCTTAAAATATCCCAACCAATTCAGACAATGAACATATGCCATCTTATATACCTCATCTTCTTTTAGTTTTAACTTATCCATTAGAGTATAAACAAAATCCAACCATATATATCGGTTATCCATTTTCTTTTTATCCCCCAATTTCTTGGCAAATCTTTCGTTATCAGTTTTTACTTCTCGTTGTTTTTGGAAGAGTCCATCGTATTGTTGTGTGATGAATCCCTTCCAGTTAAAAAAAAAGAGAATATGTGGTTAATTTCATTTATTTTAATCTTTTTAAAACTTTCCTCACGAGACATAAAACTTGTCTTGTATGATTCTAACTTACCATTTTCTTTTTTCTTACGTAAGAAGATACATAATAACTTAGACATCACCTTTTTTATATCTCCTTCTGCTGATTGTAATATCGTCTCAATTGAAATAACCTCACCAGCAGTATATTTATTGAACTCTGTATATAGGAAATATTCTTCACCATCTACAATTACTGATTCTTTTTTATTTTCTGTAACTGGTTCATATACGAATGCCAAGTTTTTAATCAATTCTTTGAAATCCTCGTAATCAATTTGTTCAATTATATCCCTACTAATTCCTGTCAACTTATGGATCACCTCAAATGTATAGAACATACCTTGATGTATGTTTGTATCAATTGAGTATAAATTCATAAATTGTTGTATCGTTACCTCTGACCAATCTGTTGGAAATTGGTATTCTTGTAATTCTTCATCTACTTCAACGTTAATCTGTATCATAATTCTTTTTATTAAAAATAAATATCTCCACTAGGGAAATGTTTTTATACATTCATAAATCCTACGAATGGTTTATTGCCACCTTCTTTTCGTTTACCCAATTTCATCATTATACCATACCTCATCGCATCCATTGCGTGATTGTACATATCAATGGGTTCAGGGTCATATCCCCCATTTCTATTCTTCTTATACATATACTTGGATAGTTCTTCAAGGACATTAGTTGATCGTCGTGTAATAAGTAATTTATACTCTTGAACTAATTGAATACCAAACTTAACACTATCCTTACCTTTCTCAACGGGTTTAACTTGATGTCCATATCGTTTTAGTTCAGCAATGGACTTAGGTTCAGCTGAGTCAGAAAAGATCTCACCAGTGACACCATTCTGTTTCATCAAATTTGATAGTTCACTATTAAGAACTCCCGTCTGATATACAACCTCATCAATAATTAAATTATCATTATACTTATATATCCCAATCAATGCTGCTGGATCTGAACTAAAACCAAAATCTAATCCCCAACATAACAATCTTGCTTCTTCAGGTATCTTATCTATTACTTCATAATCCTTATAGATCGTTCCTTCAACTGATCCAATTTCCCCTAACCCATATACTTTCCACCAATTCTCCCAATATGATGATGTCTTACCTTTATCCCTATTCATTTCTAATGATGATATTATATCTTCTGATAACGCTTCATTGTCTTTATATGTAAGGATAAGTAATTCTGAATTTGGTTGTGTTAGAACTTCTGTATGAACCCAAAATGATGAGGTTGGGTTAAAGTCAATATAGATGTCCTGATCGGTTCTCATTTCTAATTGAAGGTAGGCATCATAGTTTATATTGTTTGCCTCATTCATATACAATATATTTCTTCTTGCTCCCCTTAGTCGTTCTTCTGAATCACAACTAAAAAACTCTATATATGATCCATTTGTAAATGTGTATTTTAATAGGGTCTTATTATAATTGTTGGGGATATACCTATTAGTGTTTTTCATTATAGACAGGAAATCTTTTAGACAACCTCTTCTAAGATGCGGTATTGTTTCTGATACAATAGAGATCTCAAGGTTGGGGGTTTTGATTGCCTTATCAATTAGGGTGGCAAGGATTGAAAATGTCTTTGATGCTGAAGTTCCCCCTTGTATTATTTTAATACGGGACTTCATTTTTCTAATCTTTCTTAATGCCGTAGTGTATATGAACTTATTCTTCTCCTTCGTCATCTAAGAATAATGGTTGTTCTGTAATGGTTATCTCTGTCTGTTGTTTTATTGGGGCATCCAATCCCAATAACTTAGCAAGTTGAGCCAATGACTTATTCCAATTCCCCCTGTCAATAAAGTTTTCATCTGTTTTTGCTGATTCAATCAATTCCAAGTACTCTTTAATAAGGAACTCACGGGTTACTTCTAACTTCTCTGATGTCTTATTCATCTGTTCTTGGAGGTATTCTTCAATTTTAGCATTTTTGAGCAATCTATCCCCACTAGGACCAGCCACACTATCACTAACTCCATAGACAGATTTGTATGCTTGAGTAGCATTAAGACCATTTGCTAAATACTCATCACAGAATGATTTATGTTTTGCTGATAGTTTCATTATCCTTTGTTTTTCTTTCTTTTTGAACATTTGGTACATCCAACTTTATTTGCTTCAACAATATCCACATCTATTTCAGGTGCTACCATATCAAATAATGGTTCTTCTAATAATGGTTCTATTGTACTAATTACATCTTCAATTATCTCTTGAGTTTCCAACCAATTTAGTATCATACTTTGTCCGTGCTTCATTTGAGCTGAACATTTGGTACATACATTATACTTTGGATCAATCTTCTCTCTAATCACATTTTCCATATCTAAAGCGTGTGATTTTGACATTCTATGTAGTGTTGCAAGATAATTACAATGATCATAAAATTGTTGTGTTATCATATATTCTTTTTTAATTAAATATATAACTATTTGATTTGTTGTGAAGGGTGTGGGTAGGTAATTACAATGATCACAAAAATTACTTACTACCCACAATTATAAACCTACAACAAACAATAAAGAAGAGAGGGGGTGTAGATAAAAAAAATATAAACTAAACAATAGTGCCCCCTCTCTGTATACTCCTTTAATTATAAATATACTTGTTAATCAGTAAATATTATTCGTTATCTTCCAAGTAAGTTTGGATTGTTTCTAATCTCTGACCTATTTCTTTGGAATATCCATTTTCTACATAATCTACAACTACATTTGTGATGGATACTAACTCTTTTAACGTTAAACAACGATTACAACTATTACTCCATTCCAACACGGTTTTTAATGAACTCTGTGTTGCTATTTGGCGTGATGTACTTTGTGGTTGTTTTTTTGGATTTTCTAATGGTGTCTGTGGCATTTTTCTTTTTTTTATTAATTAATACAATATTCATAATCGGTCTCAGCCGCTTCTTTCATCATTTCATACTCTTCATCCATCTTGGAACAGATAACGTCGTATGCATACTCCATACTTTCTTTATACTGATTCCACTGATCATTAAGTTCTTTATTCTTTTGTTCTACCCAAGCGATGTACTCAGGGTCTTGACATTGTTGCTCCATTAGAGCGTCTACTAAATTACACATATTTTTCTATTTTTTATTGTTTATACTACAAATATAATAGATAATATCCGTTTTATCAAATGGTTTTTGGAATATTTTTAATTATTTGATCTTTTATTTTCTTTATTTCGTGAAAACTAAGACAATGTGAAATGTTATTTTCTCTTCCAATCTGTCTATGTGTCTTACCTTTAGTGTAGTATTCATGCCATAGGTATTCTTGGAAGTATGTTTTGGGGATTGTTGTATAAATTTTATCTATGATGAGGTATTTTTCTTCTTTTGTTTGTTTGGTTTCTATATCTGATTCGTCAATCACTTCAATATTTTCTATGTATTGAAAATCTTTTATTCTGGTATTCTTGTGGAATCCACTCGTTGAAGATTTAATTTGATTAACACAGGATCTGATGAAGTAGTATTTAAACCATCCATCTTTAATTACCTTATTAACTTTTTCCTCATTTTCTAAAAACCCAATTGATAACTCACTGATAAGTTCAGGAATTAAGTGGAAGTTTGGTGTGATAATATTTTGTATTATCTCATAGTATACACTACTCGGTGTCGCAATCTCCACTAATGTCTTCTTCAACATATAATGCTATTAGTATTAAATGGGACATACGTCTGATTTCAGACCCTAATTCAAGATCGTTGGGGTATTCTATTATTAAGTCGTGAATAGTCTCTAAAATCAAATTTTGTTCCCGTTTTATGATTGTTAAAATTGTTTCTTTTAGTGATCTAATTTCTTCACCAAGTGATTGGTCGTTATTTCTATCAATAATTGCCGCCAATATAAACTCTAAAATTGTTTTGTTCATATAATATAAATATATAGTTCTTTGATAAAAAACAAACTATTTTTATTATTAGTTGATTTTTTCATAAAATTATACTATTTATTAGATATGAAAAAACAAAAATTATTACAATTAACAAAAGAGGATCTTGTTGAAATTATTTTAATGATTGAAGAATCTAAACCATATGTGGGAAATTTGATTGATAATCTGATTATTGCATTAGATGGTTCTGGTGTTGCAACTTACTTTGAAAGTTTTTGGTGTGAAAATTTAAAATTAAACAATAAGGCAAGATTGAAATTAAAAACTTATGTAAATGAGTACGGTTATAATAATGTCGTTGAAGGTATTGAGATTGCAATATTACAATATGATGATTTTAATGAAGCGATGAATAAATTAGGTGGTATATTATATAATAGATTTGGTAAAAATATGAACCAAGTAGTTAGATCAAAATGAACTATAGTAAGTTCAATATGAACCAACTAGTTAGGTCAATATGAACCAAGTGTCAGTCAATATGAACCAACTAGTTAGGTCAATATGAACCAACTCAATAACCACTATTAATTACTCATTATTAAAACCATTATTAAAAACCATTATTAAACCATTATTAAGTATTATTATGAAAGAAAAATATATTAACATAGAAGAGAAATTATTGAAGCAAGGTTATACAATAACTCAATCTGCAATCATTTCATATTTGAAAAGATTTCAACTAAATGGAAAGTATTGTTTCCAATCTAAAAGACAAATTGCTGATTTTTTT